AAGAGTTAGACCTTCCTCAAACAAATTTAGAATTTGGACAGAACAAGAAGTCAACTCCAGTATTTATGGTGTTTGATGTATCTCCAATGTCTGATGGTTCTATGATCAATAATATTCGTGAAGTACGTATGAAGGGTGCACCTTCTATGACTTGGGGTTATATCGATGGTACTCGTCACCACTTAGGCTTTGCTAAGTCTCAAGGTATGAGTTCTGCGAACAAGTTCCCTGGATATGAGATTTGGATGAAGGATCGTTGTGATGTATTCATTGAAGATTTATCTAGAACAGTATTGATTGAAGAAATTCCTCAATTCTAATAATGCCCCTCTAAGGATAGTATTCTTAGACTGACACCTCTGGTGTTTCGCATAAAAAAATCAGAAGACGTTCCCCCCACATCCCAGTGGGGGAGTCTTCTAACACAGATGGACATGTACAAGTAAATTCTGTACAGTGTTCCCTTCGATGGGAACCATCTGCAAATAAACCAAATAAAAACAACTACATATGGGCAAGATAGGAAAAATATCTACTATTAAAAAAGACTACAACAATTCTCAGTTACAAACAATGCAAGGTGGACTTGCATCAAGAGGCTACACAAGAATTCCTGGTACAGGAGTTTTTAAATATCCTTATAAAGAATTGGATGGTCAGTACAGAACAGGCTTAGATCCAAAGGCTGCTTACATCAGAAGAATCTCTGATCCTCTTGAAAGAGAGATGGAGATTGAAAGAGTAACAGAATTAAGAGACAAGCTAGAAGCAGCATTAGGTGGTGTTGACTTAGGTCCTCGTTCTCAGTTCTGGAACTATGGCTTATCAACTTCTGTTGATGATTCCTTACACGTACAACCTGTTAAGCTTATGGATGGCGACAATTATTATGATTTGTCAATGCCATTGCAAGAGCTAGCATTCTCATGGTTGAGAGTTCATCCAACAATTGCTTCTAGCTATCAAGCTTGGGAGCGTGGTGAATTCCCTGCAGACATTCAATATTATGTTGCAGATGATGAGATTGAAAACAAGGTGATGTTTAAAAAGAAACAACTTATTAATAAAGCTATTGTTAAGTTTGATTCTATGACTCCTGAGAAGAAGAAGAAAGTGGCTCGTCTACTTGGTCTTCCAGTATCTGATGATTCTAAAGAAGAAGCAGTTTACAATCAGGTGGATAACCTCCTAAAACAAACAGAATTCAAGAATGGCAAATATCAAGGTTTGAACCCTATAGAAGTGTTCAACAGATTTGCAGATATGAAAGAAAACTTGCTCCATATCAAAGACCTAGTAAAACAAGCTGTTGCTCATTCAATTTATAGAGTGAGACCTAATGGTAGAGTTTTTGAAGGTGAATTTGAAATAGCAGTTGATGAAGATGATTTAGTTAAATTCCTTGCAGATGAAGACAACCAAGATCAGTTATTGACTTTGGAAGGCAAATTAAAAGGAAAAAAAATAGCCTCATTATGATCCCAGTAGATAGTTTATTATATAAGATTGACCAGAAACTAAATAAACTATCAACAAATGAGCATCAACAAATTAACCTAGAAGATAAGATTCTAGCACTTAACGAAGCTCAGATAAAGCTAATAAAGCAAAAGGTTGATGGTACTAGTACAAACTCTGGTTATGGGTTGGATGCATTTAAAAAACGCTATGAAGACCTTCAAAGTTTAGTTATCACCTATAACAATCAACCTTTGCCTTTAGCATTAAAGAATGCACAGTTGAATCAGTATTTTGCAAGTCTTAATGTTTTGACTCCAAAATATATGTTCTATCTTGATAGTTATATATTAGCAGACAAAGGAAGATGTACAAATAGAAAGATATGGATAAATAGAGATTTGGCTAAACATGGTGACATTCAGTTTATACTAACTAATGACAACTACAAGCCTTCTTTCGAATATCAAGAAACATTTAACTTTCTATCCTCTGACGAGATATCTATATTTACAGATGGTACATTTACACCAAAAGATATTTACATATCATATATGAGATATCCAGTGTACATTAACAAGACAGGATATATCATGTTAGATGGCTTGCCTTCTTTTGATCAAAACTGTGAACTTGAGACTTACTTAGAAGATGAGTTGTTGGATCTTACAGTACAAAACTTGGCAATGTATACAGAAAACCAAAGTGCTGTTCAAAGCTCAATCTATAGAATACAAACAAACGAATAATTTTTCACAATTAAATATAAAGCAAAATGGCTGATTTTTCATTAACCACCCTCTTTGTAGTACCAGTAGGAAACACATTACCTAGCTCTGGATCTACACAGAATTTAACAGCTGGTCAAGTAGGTATTTTCCTAAATGACTATAGTGTTGCTACATCTAGTAACATCGCTGATGCCCCTTATTTCTATGTTGCTCAAGGTAGAACAAACACGTATTTACAAGGCTCTAAGCGTTCAGACAAAATTGCTGGATGTGTAACTGGTGCTGCTTGTAAGTCAAACGTAACTGAATGGTACAAGTCTAATGGTTGTGCAACTGCTGTAAATCAAGTTACTGATGTAACTGGTTTCACAGTTAAACCTGGTGAGATTGTAACATTAACTTTACGTGGTTTCTCTAGCTACTTAGAAACATTGTACTTCAATGGTTTCACTCGTTCTGTAACAGTTAATGCTCCATGTCTTGGATGTGGTGACGATCCTTGTACAGATGTAGATGTGCCTGCATTGATTGATGATCTTATCTATCATTTAGAGTTAGATGCTCCAGGTAACAATCCTGATAACATCACTTTAAATCAATTTTACCAATTCCAAAGACTTGGTAACAATGCAAATGCGTTCTTACGTATCACTGGTAAACCATTGACTAAATATGGCCAGCCTTGTGACGTTGCTGCATTCCCTTGGGAGTATGACAGATTCTACTTCAGAACTTTCATCTTCTCTGGTCCAGCTACAACTGCTGATTTCATTGTTGATGATCCTTGTAACAGAGTTGCTACTCCAGTGATTAGACAACGTTCTAACTATCCTGTTGGTACTTCTGCTGAAGTTCAACAATTAGAGAAGAACTTCTATAGCTACCAAGCTGGTTACTTAAAGCATTTATACAGAATGGGTGGTTACAACGAGAACTTTGAGTCTTGGGTAACTGATGGTCAAATCTATGATTTGTACTATATCAAATTCAATGAGTATAATAAATCTGAGTACCAATGGGGTGACTATATCTATGAAGATAGCACAGTGATTATTGCTGTTCCTAGCAATCAAACAACTGCTATCGAAGCTATATTAGAAGCTGCTTTAGGAACTGTTGCTGGAGATACATCTTGTATCACTACAACTAGTACTACAACTACTGTATGGCCTAGTACTTCAACAACAACTACTTTGATCCCTTAAGAACTAAGGTAAGATCATATTAACCTATGCCAGAGGGTGAGAGGATATCTCAAATCCTCTGGCATTTTTATTATATAAATCATGACATTAGATTTTTTAGTAATTAACACTTATGATACTAGCACATTAGCAATAGCTGATACGTCTGTGTATAATACAAATCCACCAAGTGTTAGTTCTCCAACTATGCAAATAACTGTGCCTGGTTATACTGTTCCTGTAGCTATTCCTTTCAATGTTCAACAAATAAATACTTATAACTCAATTATATTGGGTTTAACTGCTTTTCCTGCTATTTCTCCATTACCTGATGGTGTATATTTTTTAAAATATTCAGTGGCTCCAGCAAATACTAATTATGTAGAAAAAAACATAATGCGTACAAATGCTATTCAGGAAAAGTTTGATAGTGCTTTTATGAAACTTGATATGATGGAATGTGATTCAGCTATCAGAACCCAAGCTAAGGTGGTATTAAATAGTGTATATTATATGATTCAAGGATCTATAGCAGCAGCTAATAACTGTGCAATTGATACAGCTAACAGATTGTACAATCAAGCTAATAGACAACTTGACTATTTTATTGCTAACCAATGTGGTTGTACAGGAAACAACTATATAATTAATTTCTACTAATATGGCAAACTGTAGAGGATGTGGCATGAAAGTTGGATGTGGCTGTCAGTTGATTAATGGCCTATGTTCAGCTTGTCACAACAAAGCAAAAAATGCTCTAAAAAGATTAAAAGATGCTTACACCAAGATTGACAGATTGTGTAATAAATGGTAGTATCCCAGCAACTCTTACACAAATTGATGCAAGGTTGACATATTGGGCAAATATTGAATATAACAATATCTCCTTTTCTACCAATACTTACATCCCTGGGGATGTAATAGGAGATTTACTAAATTACAAACGTATATTAGAATATAGATCTTGTAATCCAGATTATGCTATGGTGTGTGGTCTTCCCACTACATCACAGGTTATAAGCAGGGTTAAAATTCTAATTAATAAATAAATTATAATATGTCTTGCGAAAGTTGCTACAATGGTTGTGTTGATATAGTATCTGATAAGTGTGTCAGATATACAGGAGTTACGTATGCCTCAGTGGGCATTGATGCTGGTGATTCTTTATACCAAGTAGAGATTGCTTTGATAGAAAAAGTCATTTCTTTCTTGAATGGATCTGGTATAAACATTAGTATAAACCCTACTTTTTTATGTAACTACATGCAGACATTTTTACCTGCAGGTAGTACTTTTACACTTCCTACAATAATTTCAGGAATTGTAAGAGCTATTTGTGATATTAACACTCGTGTTGTTAGTATTAATAATACACTAACTATATTAAATGCTGATTATACAATTGGCTGTCTTACAGGAGTTACAGCTTCTTCTGACACTCATGATATTGTTCAGGCTACTATAAATAAACTTTGTGCAGTTTCAACTGATCTTACTGCTCTTACTCTTAATGTAAATACAAACTATGTTAAGTTAGCAGATCTTGATGCTTTGATTGCTGCATATATTGCAGGTACATCAGGTGGTGGTTCTACCCAACAGTATTTAAAAATGGTTCCATTTGTAGCCTATGAATATTATGGACCATTAACAAACTTTGATGGATCAGGTATTGGCATCCCAGCAAATGGTTTCTTCAAAGTATATTTATGTAATGGTCTAAATGGCACCCCTGATAGAAGAGGACGTGCTGCTGTAGGAGCCATTCAAAATGTACCAGGTGCTCCATTAGATGCTGCAGTAAATCCTGCTAATGCTGGTAATCCAAACTATGCTTTGTATAACACAGCAGGAGCAAACACTGTAACTTTGATTACATCACAAATTCCTGTACATAGTCATAATGCTACTGTAGTGGCATCTGGATCAGTGCCAAACCACACTCACATAATAATGGGAGGATCAGGTCCTGGTAATAGTCCTGCTCCAAATGCATTACAAGTTATGGCAAATGAAAAAGGAGATGGTGGTAATGCAAGTTATAAATTTTCAATTGCTAGTTCTCAAGTACATAACTCTGGTATAAGTAGTGCAAGTGGAGCTGGTCCTGTAGCACTTAGTGTGGCTGTTTCAAACAGCGATACAGGTAGTGGAGGAGCTCATCCTAACATACAACCTGTAATAGCTGCATATTATATTATGTATATTCCTTAATCTATTTAAACTAACTATAAAATGTCTTGTTCTTCTTGCTATCCTAATCCTAATCCTTGTTACACTGCATATTATCAACCTGGTCAAAACTGTGGTTGTTGTGGTGGTGTAGTGGGTGATTGTGGATGTGTTGGTACTGCTGGCACTGCTGGCACTGGTGGCTGGGGCTGCTGGTGTGGTGCTACAGGCTGTGCAGATGCTCCTTATAATAGTAATAATACTGTCTATGTTGGACCTAATCTTCCTAACTCAGGTGTTAACACTTGTGACACTTTAACCACTGCATTAGAAAAAATTGACTATGTAGTAACAGGTGGTGGAGGTGGTGGAAAAAATGGAACATCAGGAACTAGTGGAACTCCTAGTACAAGTGGTTCTTCTGGAACCTCTGGTTCTTCTGGCTCTAGTGGTGTAACTGGTGCTCAAGGTGCTGCTGGTGTAAATGGTACAGCAGGTTCTTCTGGTACATCAGCTTTGTCTGGTTCTTCTGGATCTTCTGGAAGTTCAGGAACTGCTGGTAAAAATGGTTCTAGTGGTGTTGATGGTAGTTCTGGAATCAGTGGTAGTAGTGGTACAAGTGGAAATTCAGGATCAAGTGGTAATAGTGGTACAAGTGGTACTGATGGCTCTAGTGGAACAGCAGGAACAGCAGGAACAGCAGGAGCTGACGGAGCTAATGGAAGCAGTGGCACAAGTGGTCAAAATGCAACCAGTGGTACAGCAGGACTATCAGGTGATAAATATGCTACAACATCAGTTAGCTCATTTACACTAGGAAGTGGAGGTACAATTACTGTTGGTACAGGACTTTCTTATACCATAGCACAATCTGTATTAATTTCATTTAATGGATCAAACTATCAAACTTCTCCAGTTACATCTTATAACTCTGGAACAGGTGTTTTAGTTTTAGGTACACCAAGTGCTACTGTAGGTTCAGGAACTTATAGTTCTTGGACAGTTAACTTAGCAGGAGCTGCAGGTGGTAATGGTTCTAGTGGTACTTCTGGTTCTTCTGGAACAAATGGTACAGCTGGTACTAGTGGTACGTCTGGTACAGCTGGTACTTCTGGTACTAATGGAACAACTGGCACTTCTGGAACAACAGGTACAAGTGGAACAAATGGAACTTCTGGTTCTAGTGGTACTAGTGGTACCAATGGAACAACTGGTACAAATGGATCATCAGGGTCTAGTGGATCTTCAGGTTCATCTGGCTCTTCTGGATCATCAGGTAGCTCTGGATCTTCTGGGGTTAGTGGTACTAGTGGATCTTCTGGTGTATCTAATAGTATTTCTGGTGCTACTAATCAAGTTCTTAAATATAGTAGTGCTACTTCTGCTGTAGGATGTTCTATATATGATGATGATAATTATACATCAATAGGTGGTCCTAATCCAGGATCAAGACTTAATGTATATCTAGGTAATGGTCAACCAGCAGGAAACTATGTTGCAGATTTTGCAGGCATAGAACCATACGTTACAGTTAGAGCATTAGGTGGTAGTAATACTGCTACATTACAATTACTTCCTACATCAGGTTATACAGCATTTATTGGTAACTATAATGGTGGAGGTGTGATAATTAGAGCAATGAATGCTGATGTGGTTACAATTGATTCATCTGGTGTTACAGCTCCAGCATTTTTTGAAACTTCTGATATTAGGTATAAGGATGTATTAGAATGGAACCCAGAAATAAATGTGCTTGGAATAGATGTAATTAAATTTAAGCGTACTGATATTGTAACTAATACAATTAACTATGGTTATTCAGCTCAACAAGTACAAGAAATTATTCCTGATGTTGTTAATGAGATAGATGAAAAGTTAAGTGTAAACTACATAGCTGTTCATACATTAAAGATAGCAGCATTAGAAAAACGTATTGCAGAACTTGAAGCTAAATTAAAATAATAATGAGTTGGGCATCCTTAACAAACAATCAGTGTATTTCTTGCAATAATTTAC